CATCATAGGTGTCTCGACCGACCCCGTCTATAACTTCGTTCGGATGTCTCAATGCCATCGACTGGTAAGCGTAGCTTTATTGTTACGGTACTACAAGAATGAGGAAGCGCAGGGAATTACGTGCATGTACGAACTGCTCCCCTTCAGTCCCGAAACGATTAGACGTGCGGTCAAGGACGGTATCGAACTAGACGTTATCAAGGTCGAGAACGGAGGAGACAAGCGATATAAAAAGATTAAAGCGTCACAAGAATTGGTAGACACGTTTGAGAAAAACCACGTAGAATCCTACACCTAACCCATAACACACAAAACGAAAGGAAATATCATGGGTACGATAAATGCACGGGGGAAGAAGTTTCAAGTAAACTACACGCCTCCAAACGGGATGAGGGTACGTCCTTCATTCGACACCTACGAGCAAGCCGACGAATGGTTGCGCTTGATGAAAGAAAAAGCGAGGACGGGACAAGACATGAGCCTCGACATTGCACAAGCGAGCAAGGCAATCGTAATGAACTTACGTGAACTTGCCGAAGAAGTTCTTAACCGACATTGGCGGGGATGTAAGAGTGAGATGAGTCTTTGGAGAAATGCCAAGGACGTCTACCTTAGACTAGGCGCAAGTCGTTCGGTCAAGGAAGTCGATGAGCGTCTGCTTGACGACCTAGTGTACGGCTTAGAACGAGACGGTAAGAGCAACGGCACGATTAACCGACGCTTGGCAGCGGTAAGCAAGATGCTTAAACACGCATACCGTCGTGGTTATATTAAGCGGATGCCGATCATCGAACGTAAGCGGGAACCCGAAGGACGTATGCGTTGGCTTGACGAGCGAGAAGAAGAGAAGATGCTTGCCAAGTTTCGGGAGATCGACCGCCATGATATGGCAGACTTCTGTACCGTACTTGTTGACACGGGACTACGGACGGGTGAGTTGTTTAAGTTATGTGGACGTGACGTCGATCAAGATGCACGGGTGATCTACCTATGGGATACCAAGAATGGAAAGTCCCGCTCCGTACCGCTCACTACCCGTGCTTTGTCAGCTCTTCAACGTAACCACAAGGCAGACATGGACGCTCCGCTGTTTACGTTTACGCAGGACGCTTTTTCTCACGCTTGGAAAACGATGAAGAACATGGTCGGCTTACGTAACGACAAGGAGTTTATACCGCATTGCTTGAGACACACATGTGCGTCGAGGTTAGTGCAACGCGGTGTCGATCTTCGGGTCGTCCAAGAGTTCCTTGGTCACCGTTCGATCAGCACGACGATTAGGTACGCCAAGGTTGCTCCGAAGAATTTGGAGAACGCAAGGGACATCCTAGAAAGTTGTGCCAAACCTGTGCCAAACGTGGCATAAAAGCCGTGACTTGCGTGACACAGCCTGTTATGAACGTTTTTGATAAGTCGTTGTATTCATTCGCTAATGACCCATGCGGGCGTGGTGAAATTGGTAAACACAAGGGACTTAAAAGACCGTCTATTACGGGACTAATCACGCAAGTCGCTCCTAACTTATTCAATCAATTCAATTATTTAGTTGACATAATATCCTTTGCTTCAGACAGTAAGGGCGTAGCACCGTGCCAGACACGTGTCACAAACAACCAAGATAAACGAAACGAATGGATCAGCTAGAGCTTAACCTAGAGATGACGGAGTCGGGTATTGCCCGCTACCGCAACAAGGTAAAGTCCGCCCGTGACCGTGGTAAGGAGTCGGAGTCAGCCTATGGTCAACGTCTAATGCGTGGTGGATTACCCGACTTGATTGACGACATAACCAAACGCATCGAGTACCATCGCAAGAACCCACATGCCGTACCCGTATGGTTACCGTTAATCTGGGACATGGAACCGCAAGTGATCGGCATGTTGGCGTTGAAGTGTACGCTCGATGGTATATGTGAACGTCGTCCTATTACATCAACAGCCATACGCATTGCGTCATACATTGAAGACGAACTTCATTACCGTTGGCTCAAGGAGAAGCACCCAGACATCTTTCATTACGCACGAAAAGACGTCGAGAAAAACAACAAACGTAGCTACCGACGCAAGGTCGATGCCTTTATCCGACATGAACGGGGAGAAGGTAAGAAGGGTAACATCGAGAGGTGGACGAGCTGGACTCGACGGGACAAGGTATCGATGGGTTCGTGGTTGTTGGAAACAATTAGAGCAACGACTCACTACATAGCATTCAAGGTTACGGGGAGTCTTAAGAAGACCGTCCGATACGTCACGCCAACCGACGACCTGTTCGCATGGATCGAGCGCTTTAATCAGAATCAAGAAGTATTAAAACCTTTGTGGTTACCAATGGTGGAGGCTCCGCGTCCTTGGGTATCGATGTGGCATGGGGGTTATGCTGCCGATGCGGAGCTTCCACCGATAACTTTTGTCAAGACCTTTGACATGGACTACCTGCGCGGGTTGAACGCTGAAGATATGCAACCAGTCATCGACTCCGTCAACCACGTTCAATCGACTTCCTGGATGGTGAATGATCGAGTATTGGAGGTAGCGAAATGGGCATGGGACAACGACCGAGAGATCGGGGAAATGTGCAGACGTTCAGACTACGAGCTACCGCTCTTTCCCGCAGAAGCTGAGAACGACGCCGACATACGCAAGGAGTACAGTCGCAAGTGCGGAACAATTCACTCGCTCAATCTGTCCATGCGCAGTCAACGCTTACATATAATCAAGACGCTTTGGTTGGGTGACAAGTATGCAGGTAAACACTTTTACTATCCGCATCAAATCGATTTTCGTGGGCGCTTGTATCCAATCCCCTACTTTCTGTCTCCACAAGGTACTGACTTATCGAAGTCTTTACTACAATTCAGCGAGCCTCAAACGATTTGGAAGCCAGAGACTGAAGCTCGTTGGTTAGCCGTGCATGGGGCGAATCAATTTGGCAACGACAAGATCACGTTTGACGAACGAGTAGAGTGGGTACATAGCAAGAAGCGTGAAATCTTTGAGGTATGTAAAGACCCCATGACGAACGACTGGTGGACAGAAGCCGATGAGCCTTGGCAGTTCCTTGCTTTTTGTTTTGAATGGGGAGCGATGCTTGAATGCGGAGGTCGTGGATTTAAGACCAGACTACCCGTAGCGATGGACGCATCAAACAACGGGATACAAATACTTTCATTGTTGGGAAGAGATGAGGTCGGCGGTGCAGCAACGAACGTCGTACAGACGGACAAGCCCGCCGACCTCTACTCGTTCGTATCGGACAGAGTAAACGAAATACTTTTAGCCGACGCCAAAGAAGGTGATCACATTGCCACGGCGTGGATGAAGTTTGGAGTAGATCGCAAGACAACCAAGCGACCTGTCATGGTCAAACCCTATGGCGGTACGCGATATAGCTGTCGTGAATACGTCGCTGACTGGTACGCTGAGAAGTGCTTGAAGAACAACCTCGATCCGTTCGGTAACGAGTCATCGGTTGCGATTAGTTATCTCGCCAACCTCGTCTGGCAAGCCATGAACGAATGCTTAAGACGTCCGAACAGAGTGATGAAGTGGTTACAGGAAACGGCAAGGGTACTAGGTCACGAACAAAAGCCCGTTGACTGGACAACTCCACTTGGTTTTCTCGTCCGCCAGAAGTACCAGAACACAAAGACGATGTTAATACAAACCATGCTAGGCGAAAAGGTCAGTCATATTAAATGGCAAGAACCACAGTCTGGACTCGACAAGATACGCCAATCGAACGGCATAAGCCCGAACTTTGTACACAGCTTAGACGCTGCCGTTGCTCAATCGACTGCTAACTACGCCAAGGAACACGGCATCCACTCGTTGGCTATGGTGCATGACAGCTTCGCTACTCATTGCAACAACTGCGACAAGCTTGGCGTGTTAATACGCAAGTCAGCAGCAGAAATTTTTCAACCCGATCTACTTGCGAAGTTTCGTGATGAGATCGGAAACCAAACCGAGAAGGAACTTCCTAACCTGCCCCCTTACGGATCGCTTGATCCGCTTGAGGTGTTGGGTTCGGATTATTTCTTCGCTTAACACTACGCTTAAAAGGAGCGATTAATGACTACGAAAATGAAAACGATAACAACACCCGTTGGAACAGCCCGCTACTGCTGGCTCAATACACCCGACACTAAGTTCGATCAAGGAGGACACGGCGTTTACCGATGCGACTTAGTATTAACAGAAGAAGAATGGAACAACCTCAAGAAGGAACTGACTCCCTTGTACGAGCAAGCTTACGAAGTCGAATGCACAAAGCAAAACGACAACAAACTGAAACAAGCAAACAGCCCGTTTGTAATCGACGACGAAAACAAACACATAGTCAAGACCAAGATGAAAGGCGGAGGAAACCGTAAAGACGGAACACAGTACAAGCTAACCGTCGCTAGGTTCGACAGTAACGGACAACCAATGAAGGACGACACCATTATCGGAGGAGGTAGTCGTGTTAAGTTGGGGTTGAAACCTAGATTCTGGTACGTTGCAGCTCACGGATTCGGCATGACCCTTGAACCACAAGGCGTACAGGTCATCGAGTTGGCGTCCGTAGGAATGAGCGAGAGCGCAAGCTCGTTCGGATTCTCCGCAGAAGAAGGCGGTTATCAACATGGTGGTGAAACGTTTGAGCAGACGCTCGATCAACCTGCACCTGCGAATGACGAGACGAAGGAAGAAGCGCCCACGCCCAGCGCAGCGGACTTCTAAGTACCGATCTGGATTCGAAGCAAAGACCGCGTACTACCTACAGCGGTTGGGCGTCGAGTTCGAATACGAAAGTATTAAGATCGAGTACATGAAGATAGCAACGTATACGCCAGACTTCATACTCCCTAACGGAATCATCGTTGAGACAAAGGGACTGTGGACTTCGGAGGACAGAACAAAACACTTGCTTATCCGTGAACAACATCCCGAACTCGACGTCCGCCTTTGCTTCCAAAACGCATCGAACAAACTGCGCAAGGGATCGAAGACTACCTACGCAATGTGGTGCGAAAAGAAAGGAATAAAATACTGTGACAAAACGATACCTAAATCATGGCTGAATACACACAAATCCACACGTCATGTCCATCCTGCGGTAGTAGCGACGGACGCTCGATCTACGTAAACGGTCAGACTCATTGCTTTGTGTGTGAGAAGCATACCTTCCCCGATAAAAATGAGAAAACAACAATGGAAATCCCAACAACCGCAACCGATAATAAAAGAAAACCACAAGCAACGTTCGTACAGAACGGAAAATACTCCGACCTTGCCCGACGTAATCTATCCGAGAAGACGTGCAGGAAATGGGGATACCAAATAGCAGAGCTGGAAGGCGAGCAAGTACAGGTCGCTAACTATCGCAGTCGAGACGGTAAACTCGTCGGACAAAAGATTAGATACGCCAACAAGAACTTCAAGGTAAAGGGCGAGCTTATAGGTCTGTACGGTCAGCACCTCTGGGGAGACGGAGGACGACGGGTCATAGTGACCGAAGGCGAGATCGATGCTTTGTCCGTGTCTCAAGCGTTCGAACTTAAGTGGGCAGTCGTATCGATTCCACACGGCGCTCAGTCTGGCAAGAACCACGTAGCGCAATCACTCGACTGGCTCGAAAGGTTTGACGAAGTGGTCTTCATGTTCGACATGGACGACACGGGACGCAAGGGGGCGACGGAATGTGCTGCCTTACTAACTCCAGGTCGTGCTAAGATAGCAGAGCTACCGCTTAAAGACCCGAATGACATGCTCGTTGCCAACCGTTCAAAGGAGATATGCCAAGCGGTATGGGAAGCTAGGGACTACCGACCCGACGGGATCGTTGGAGCGGAAGAACTCTGGGATAAGATAACTGAACAGAACAACGTCGAGTCCCAACCGTATCCATACGATACCTTGAACGACATGACGCACGGCTTGAGACGAGGAGAACTTGTAACTGTTTGTGCAGGTAGCGGGATAGGCAAATCGTTGTTCTGTCGGGAAGCTGCTTACTCGTTGTTACAAGCGGGCGAGACAGTTGGCTACATTGCCTTAGAAGAAAGTGTAAGACGTACTGCTTTAGGCATCATCGGACTACACGAAAACCGTCCACTCCATTTGGAAAAGGACGTTCACCACGAAGCGTTACGACCTGCGTTTGAAGAGACGGTAGGTAACGGACGCTTCTTCACCTACGATCACTTCGGAAGTTGTGACTCCGACAACCTACTTAACCGCATCAGATACCTATGCAAAGGACTGAACTGCAAGTGGATATTCTTAGACCACCTGTCGATAGTGGTTAGCGGGTTTGAAGGAGACGACGAAAGACGGCTGATCGACAACACAATGACAAGACTACGCTCGCTCGTTGAGGAGACTCAATGCGGTATGGTACTAGTCAGTCATCTCAAGCGACCACAAGGTGCGGGACACGAAGAAGGAGCGATCACAAGTCTTGCTCATCTACGAGGTTCTCACGCCATACCACAACTGTCGGACATGGTCATCGGGTTGGAACGAAACCAACAGTCCGAGTCCGACGCCAACCAAACACGGATAAGAGTATTGAAGAACCGATTCAGCGGAGAAACTGGATTGGCGACCACGCTCTTCTTCGATCAAAAGACAGGAAGATTAAATGATTATGATAACTCGTTTCTTAAAACTAGTGATGACACTACCGCTGATACAGCCACGTCCCCGTTCTAAGCATGGCACGTTATTCAACGCTATACGACAAGTCGAAAGCGGAGGAGAACTCACGCCGTATGCAGTCGGGGACAACGGACGCTCCATCGGTCCTTACCAAATATCCTACGGCTACTGGCTTGACGCTTACCGTGCGGATAACTCAATCGGAGGTACGTGGGCAATGGTTGTAGACAGGAACTACGCCGAACAAGTCATGCTGGCGTACTGGAACAGACACGCACCAAAGAATGCAACTTGGGAAGTGTTAGCTCGCATACACAACGGAGGACCGAGCGGTCATTCGAAACCAGAAACCCAACGCTACTGGGAAAGGGTAGTTAAGTACCTATGAACAAACACGCCACGTTATACTTCGACATTGAAACCAACGGGCTTGAGGACTTTACCTTACTAGAAGACCTTAAAGTCGTTCATTGCTTAAGTATCTTCGACCCAGTAAAGGATCAGATGCTCACGTTTGACGGGGACGGTATACCAAGCGGGTTGGAAATGCTCAACCGAGCTGACACAATCGTCGGTCACAACGTCCTTGGGTTTGATATACCTGCCTTGCAAAAGCTGTACACTTGGACGCCAACTTGTCGGATACTTGACACGATGGTTACTTGTCGTGCCGTGCATTCAGACGTGCGAGCATCCGACATGAAACGAGACGATTTTCCGAAGGAGCTTTGGGGATCGCACAGCTTAAAGGCATGGGGTAAGAGACTGGGCGGTATGTACAAGCTCGACTTCGGGGATGCAGAAGGAGCGTTCGACGTGTACAACGAAGAGATGCGTAAGTATTGCGAGCGTGACGTCCTTGTTACTACAGCTATCGGGGCGTACCTCAAGAAGAAAAACCCAGACGTGCGTATGCTCAACATCGAACACGGCTTTGCTCGACTCATGCGTACGCAAGAGATGGTTGGGTTTTCATTTGACGAAGACAAGGCAGACAAGCTGATCATGGAACTGACGACCCGACGGGCGGAGCTAAAGGACGAGTTACAAAAGACGTTCACTCCTGTTGTTGAAGAGATGAAGACGGCAAGCGGTTGGCAGGTAGAAGTTGAAGGCATTGAATACACGGCAGAGACTAAGACCAAGCTTAAGCATATGTTAAAAACCGACGGCAAGGTACAGGCTCTAGCTAATACGGCAACAAGACTAAGCAACAAGACTAAGTCCATACCGTTCAATCCAGGCAGTCGTGATCAGATAGCCGAACGGCTTAAGGCTTTGGGATGGACGCCTAAACACTTCACTCCCGACGGTAAACCTAAGATCGACGAAGCTGTGCTTAAGGGTGTCAAGCATCCATCGGCTCAGTTGTTGCTTCACTACTTGATGGTGACTAAGCGACTTGGAATGTTAGCCGAAGGTGATAACGCTTGGATTAAGTGCGTAAGGAACGGACGTATTCACGGCAGGGTAAACGCTAACGGAGCGGTAACAGGTCGATGCACTCACTCGTATCCCAACATCGCTCAAGTACCTGCCGTTCGTGCGCCGTATGGAAAGCAATGCAGAGAACTGTTCAAGGCGGGTGTAGGGTACGAGTTAGTAGGATGCGATGCGAGCGGGTTGGAACTTCGTATGCTCGCCCACTACCTTGCTGGGTTTGACGGTGGAATGTACGGTAAGCATTTATTGGAAGCTGACATCCATACGATCAACCAGAAAGCAGCGGGACTGGAGACAAGGGATCAAGCAAAGACGTTTATCTATGCATTCTTATACGGCGCGGGTGATGGTAAGATCGGGGAGATCGTTGGAGGTAACGCAAGAGACGGTAAGCAATTGAAGGCTCGATTCCTAGCTTCGCTTCCTGCGTTGAACAGACTGAAGATGGCAGTCGAAGAGAAGGTACGGGTTTCTGGTCACTTAAAAGGACTCGACGGACGTACGCTTCCTATCCGTTCCGATCATGCAGCTCTTAACACGTTGTTGCAATCGGCAGGTGCAGTCGTAATGAAGCAAGCTTTGCTCTTGTTACACGCCCGCTTGACAAACATGAACTGGGCAGTCGGTCGAGAGTATGCATTTGTTGCTAACGTCCATGACGAGTTTCAAGCGGAGGTGTTGCCGAAGTTCTCAGACATCTATGGCGAGCTTGCCGTGTCTTCGATCCGTGCAGCAGGTGAATCCTTAAAACTAAAATGCCCACTAGACGGCGAGTACAAAGTAGGAAAGAACTGGGCAGAAACTCATTAAGACATGACCAGTTCAAACGCTTTTAACGGTACGATCTTCGAATCCGAGTTCGTCGTCGAAGCGTTACGGCGTGGCTTTATTCCGCATCCTCCCATCGCAACGATGCCTTGGGATTTTGTGGTCGAATGTCCAGCAGGTCTGCTCAAAGTACAAGTCAAAGGTACAAGTCTAACAGCTGACAAAGACGGTTCGTACAAGGTCATGGCATGTAGACGAAAAGGAGATAGAATTAAGTCTTTGTTGGGAGACGAGGTAGACGTGATCGTCTGTTGGCTCGACCAAGAGAGAGTCTGGTACATCGTACCGTCGTCTGAACAAACAGCTAAATGCATACGCTTCTACGCCAAGAATAAAAGAACTAAAAGTAAGAATGAAAAGTACCGTAATAACTGGTCTATCTTCTACTGAACTTAATAAACAAAACGAAAGGAAAGAATGAAAACTACAATGTTAATAGACGCCGACGTACTGGCGTATCAATCAGCCTTCACGGCTCAAGCAAACATCCAATGGGACGAAGAACTCTGGACGGTACATAGCGATCTTGCTATTGCAAAGACATGGATTATTGATCGACTTGAAACGTTTAAAAAACGTATGAAAGCTGACGACTTCATCCTAGCTATATCCGATAAGAACAACTTCAGACGTAAACTCTTCCCCGATTACAAGGCGAACCGCAGGTCTAAGTTTGCACCGATAGGACTTAACCCTATACGCGATTGGATGGCTGAAGAGTACGGTACGGTTATCTATCCCAACTTGGAAGCTGATGACGTGCTTGCGATACTAGCTACCGAACGTCCTAACCGTAACGACAAGCGTGTTATCGTATCCATTGACAAAGACTTCAAAGGCGTACCTTGCACGTTCTACGACTTCAATAAGGGCGAGATGCATGAGATCGATGAAGAGCAAGCAAACAAGTACCACCTAATGCAGACCATAGCGGGTGATTCAACTGATGGCTTTAAAGGAGTTCCAGGTATCGGTGTTGTTAAGGCAATGCGGTTACTAGACAACAACGGAGCGACTTGGGACACCGTCTTAAAGGCTTATAGCGACGTTGGAATGACTGAGGAAGAAGCACTTACGAACGCTTGGATGGCTTATCTAATACGCAAGGATCAATACAATCATAAGCACAAAGAACTTAAGTACTTGTGGATGCCTTCGTGCTTCGACGCTCAACAAAAACGGAAATACAGTCATATAATACACACGGTGACAGGCGAATTAACCGATGATTTATCTCGCCCAGACCCGTTTTAAAGGTTAAGGGTAGGGTCTATGGGAATACCTATTGAAAGAAAATTACCCGATTTAAGTAAGGATTTGATTGACGCTTTAGACGCTCGATTCCCTGTACGCATGGCTGATCCAAAGGACAGCGAGCGTGAAATCTGGATTAAAGTCGGGCAAAGATTCGTCGTTGATTTTCTACAAGACGTTTACGACGAGCAACATACAACACTCATTTCAACGAAAGAATAATCATGTGCTTAATGACGGGAGGATCAAACCCTCCACCACCAGCTCCGCCTCCACCTCCTCCTCCGCCTCCTACCAAAACGGCAGCGGTCGTGGAGAAAGCAGGTCGTAGTAAATCGAGGACTTCTACAAAGAAGCGTCGTGGCACGTCTCAGCTTACAATAGGTCCGCGCATGGGCGGGTCGTATACAGGCACAGGAATCAATTTACCTAGTTAACCTAAAAGAAAGAATAATCATGTTAATATCACTCCAGAAGAACACGCTCTTAAGCGCTGTAACAGCAGCAGGAGCTGGCTCGTCCTTCAGCGTTGAACGCTCGAAAGGCTGGACGTTTACCATTGTATCGAGTTCGGTAACGAGCGGTGCGACTGTAGACGTTGAAGCTTATATCGGTGCGGGATGGCGGAAGATACACAGCGAAACCGTAACCGCCAATGGCAACGTCATGGTACGTGACGATCACGGGCATTACGAAAAGATTCGCGCTAACGTCGCATCACGAACCGATGGTACTTACTCCGTATTTGCTACTGGCTCTACTGATTCCTTGTAATGTCTCTAACGTTCCCGACTACCACGCTCAAGAAACCGAGCGGTTTGACGGCAATTCCTTCGGGATTTAAACGTCCGAGCTTCGGTACGCTTTATGGTTTTGACGCTCAAGTGGAATCGTCGGGCTTTAACATCGACTTGCGGGACACTCACTCAAACATCATAGCGAGGAGTGGGGACGCTGTTGGAACAGTAGCGTTCGCTACTGACACCTACGACCTGTATGTTTTTGACGGCACTAATTGGTACTTCTACGATTACAATTCGACTACTGCATTTTCGTCAACTCTATCGGCAGACCTAGACGGGGCAAATGACAGCATCGATGTTTCGTCAAATCCGAATTTAGATGTTTATACTTGCAGCCTTTGGTTCAAAACTACCGAAACTTATTTTAGTCTCCCAATTGCAGGATTTGGAAAAAGTGGTTCGCAATATGGGGGTATTAGATTTGTACCTGTCATTACTGGACGGGCAATTGAGTATAATGATGGTTTTCAATACATCGCGGCAGGTGGTCTTTCTAATTCTGCTGTGTTTGATGATGCATGGCATCATCTCGCAATTGTCTATGTTGCCAGCGGTTACGAAACTTCCACAGGAACTGCTAGTAACAACGGTCAAGGGTACAAAATATTTTTCAATGGGTCTAGAGTGGATACAGCTTTAGGTTCAACTGGTCATGACTTTAGTTTGGCAACTACGTCATCCTTCTTCAGCGTAGGAAAAGAACGCACTTCCTTTTACACTGGACTTATCGACGAGGTGGCAATTTTTGGATCGTCTTTGTCAGACGCAAACATAACAACGATTTACAATTCTGGAGTACCCGCAGACTTGAGCGGTTTTAGCCCCACATTATGGTGGAGAATGGGCGAAAATGACTCTGGCTCAGATGGTGCAACTATTGGGACAGTAACGGATCAAGGGTCTGGTGGTAACGACGGGACGGGTACGAACGGACCTACTTATTCTAACTCCGTACCAACTTGGACGTCAACGCTCTCCGCAGACCTAGATGGGTCTAATATGTATTTGGACATTGGTTCAAGCGGAGACATGGGAAGCTTCAGCTTGTGGTTCAAGCCCGACTCAACCATAACTACAGGAACAACGGGTCAATACTTGCTCAGTTTTACTGCGAATACTAGCGTATATGGAAACCTAGGATTGGGTTCTACCACAGGTATGGGAGGTCTTGCGACCGAAGTTTTAACTTTCAACCAAGGAAACCGTGCTTACGCTTATGAAGGTTCTGGAGTGACGATAAATACCGATTG